CTTGCAGTAGCGGTAAGGCCGACGGGAGGGAAAATGGTAGCACCGGTCAACAGCGATGTGAAACTCCACGACAAAGTGGTAAGGTCGTAGGTAAGTTCTTTCACGTTGTGAGAGTGATGGAAAATGCGAATAGTCAAATAATCTTGACTCATTCTCACCCTACGCAGTTCACCTCGCCCATAAGGTGTTACAACTTCTTGAACTGGAGCAAGCCACGAAACGGCGCTCAACGTAGCAGTTTCTCCGTTGGGATATTTGAGTTGAAGGGTTGTTGATGTTGGAACACCTACTACTTCGTATGTGTAAGAAAGGCTACCATCGTTCACAACCACATAGCTACCTACGGTAAGGCCATGCGCGGAGGAAGTGGTGATTGTTGAACCGGCAAAAGAAGCAACGGGAATTTGCGCGTCAAGCAGGTATTTGCCTTCCTGCATGAACCGAAACTTCTGATGGGTCGCAACGATAAGGATTGAGGAATTATCGCCCCCAAGTTGAAACTCGAATAGAAAAGCGTTTTCAGGGGTGAAGTCTTGAAAAAGCATACCGCCGCGCGTTTTGGCTCCACCTCGATAGTCGATTAAAAAATTGTTGCACAGGGAAAGACCGAGATCGTATTTCGACAGATCAACGCGAGCTTGAAAGGCCGGAGACATTTCCCCGGCCAAGAACGCCAATTGAGAGAAATCGGTCTTCACACCGCTGCTCCATAGTTGATGGACTGGAAGGGGACGATGTAATAATCGGAAGAGGGATTACTGTAACCGCGTGCTGAAATCCAAGAGGGAATTGCCTCCATTTGCTTATCTCCCGCATTGGCGACTGAGGTAAGCATGGCGGATACAATTTCATCAGCCAGTTGTTTATTTTCTCCGACCGTCGTTGAACGGCCTGTGATCGGGCGAGCAATATGAGTGGCAAGAACATAGATCGTAGCCATGATCAACGGGTGATCCCAGGTTCCGATGTTTTCGTTTCTCGCGTTGTATTGAAGAATGGGATTTTCTTCACTCGTGGAAATAATCTTTTCACTTCCATTGAAACCAAGTGTAAACGGTCGATAGCTGTTCAAAAAGCGCGGAAGCAAAAGATTAGAAGGAAGAGAGAATGAATATTGAAAGCCCGGCTCGCTTTCCCCGTTCTGCCACGGAACCGAGGAAGTTGCAAGCCGGGCCAACCGTTGACTCGCATTAACACAAGGCCAGGGAGCCACCGCCTGTAGGTTATCGCGAACCACCGGAAACCAGAGACGACACGTTTGTGCCTCTCGGCTACGCTCATCAGCAGAACCTACCGTAGAAGTGCTGCCGCAGGCACTCAAAGCCAGATTGAAAATATCTTCGAGTGTCTGCGGCATGTTGCACCTTTACTTCTTGGCAGGTTTGTCTTCGACAACCACTTCGGCAGCCGCTTCGGCAACCACAGCTTTTTCGAGCGAAATGGCGGACTTTGGCGGAATTTCGAGGTCGAGCTCGGTACCGGCGGGCCACAGTTTTTGGTTGTCGTAGAAGGGACGAGTGAGTTTAACGCGCATCAGTTGATCCCATCATCGTAGGCGCGCCAGTTCGCGGGCTTGCGAACCAGAGCGCAGGTTGCTTTGCCTGCGGTGAGGGCAGCTGTGCCGATCACCTGACGGAACCCGATGTAGCGACGATAGAAGACGCCCATCGGAATCTCGATCACGGGATAGCGATATCCCGCGACAAGAGAGGCTTTTGCCACAACCGGGGTTGAAAGAATCACAGTGACGTTTGTCGTCAAAGACGAATCGTCAGCGGTGACAAATTCAAACCCGAGAGTGGCGGAGCCGGCGCTCGTCACAGTCGTGGTGATGTTGATATCCATGTACATGTCCTCACCATCGCCAATATCTCGACGGTTGGTGAGGTCGATCGCGGTGCCGAAGACGGAGGTGGCAGCACCCCCGGTCGACAACGCTGCGGCCACGGACGGCGTGGTGTAGATGTCAGTAAGTGCCATTGGACAATCCTCCTTACGACACGAGGGCTTCGTCGGGGGACATTTCGTCCACTCGACGGATTGGAATATCCTGGAACATGTAGGTCGAAACGCCGCCCACTTGAGAGATTTCCAGGGATGAGTTCTTGATCGCGTTCGGCAGCTGCCGCCGGAACATGGTGCGCGTTGCGCGGTCCATGTAGAACACCGGAATACCCGCGTTCAAGGAAGGAAGCCGCTCAATAGCTTGGAACATCAGGTCGGGGAGGTTCGCAGAGGAACCGCTCAGATCAGGCGTCAAGTTCGAGCGGTCGATGTTGGCGATGCGAACAGCATAGCGCCAATCGCGGACGCAGAGACCAAGGTCCCAACGATAGTGAGAGCGATAGGCTTGGAACTCACCATTGCCGTCCGAAGAGATGGCGGTTTGTTCGCCCAGGTCACGCATCTGCAGACCGGCCTGCGACCCCTTCGGGTAGATGCCGTGAACAGTCTGCGCACCCCAAACAACGAGCCAGATCGACGCGTTGTCGGAACCGACGCCGCCTGCATTGATGATGTTCTGACTGTTGCCAGCACCAGTCAATGCGTTGTAGCGAGGGGCAAGGCCGTTGAACTGCGTAATGTCAGTTGAACGGTTGCCGTAGATGAAAGCGCGCTGTGCGGCTTGAGACATACCCTCGATGTGGGCGTAGTCTTCCGAAAGACGGAACGCAGCAAGGTTGGGCGACAGATCGGCCAGAGCCTTGTCGATGAGACCATAGGCCTCCATCATCGCCGTGTCATCAGTGATCTGCGCACGGGTCGACTTGGACGGAGCCACGCCGCCATAGAACTGGCGCCAGGTCGGAGCGGGAATACCCGTCCGCACAGTGGTTCGGTGCCCCGTTGCAAGGTTCCCCTCGAAGAAGGGAATGTCGAGAAGCATCTCGTTGGTTTCAGTCAGAATCTCCGCGACCGTTGCGATGGAGCCATCCGGGTTTTCGGATTTCGCCACGTCGAGGAGAGTTGGAACGTTTCCGCCATTGTAGGCCATGGTTCATTTCCTCTCAGGTTTTGCCATACATGCGTTCGGCCCGGTCTTTGGGACTCGAGCCTGTTTGTCCCCGAACGGGGGTAGCCTCGTTCAGGTCTTTTGCCATTTTTGCAATGAAGCGAACCACGGCGGGGTGATTGCCTGCTCCGGTAAGCGCAAAGGCTTCACGGACCTCTTTGTCGCCGTAACGATCCAGCACTTTGCTGATGCTTTGGAGAGTGCCCTCAAAGGCGGCACCGCCAAATTCAGGAAGCTCTTGGCACTGCTTTTTCCAAGTCGCTTCCGTCTTTTCCCAGCGTGCGAGGTATTCATCCGCCGCACTCTGAAGAAATTGGTTGTGAAAGGCAAGGAGTTTGTTGGCTCCATCCTTTCCAAGTTTCAATTCGTTCGCAAGGCCGACGAAATCTTCAATCCCTGCAATCGGTTTTTCGACCTCTTTTCCATCCACCACTTCTTTAGAAGTGAGGCTGAAACCCTCCGGGGCCATCAGATCAGCGAGGGAAAGAGGGGTAACGGTTTCAGTAGCAGTAGTTCCGACAGCCCCGGCGCCTTCGGGGGATGGAGCCGGTTTTGCCGCTTCGGCCGGAATCGACGCTGCTTCAGTCGTCGCGGGAGAAGTTTGCTGCGAGGGAAGAGAACTGTTCGGATCGGCTGCGTTGCTCATCTGTCATTTCCTTGAGAAGCTCCGGCAAAAACGCGGAGTCTATTTCGGAGATTAGGCCAAAGAACTCCTGGCCTACGGACAACTTACCCGTGTTATGGGCAGTAGTCAAGGCGTTGCTGGTAAAGGGGTTGACGTTCATCATGCAAAGACCATACAAATGACTCATAAGATGGCGAAGATCGGAGGAAAGGGAAAGGTCTTTTACAGCTCTTTCCAGCTTTCTCCGGTCTTCGACCTCAAATTTTTGCATCAGTTTTTGTTGGGCTTTTTGACTCATGACAGCATCGCTTGCAAGGCGTTAACACCTCCGCCGAGATCGGTTTGAGACAATTGTTGTGCACCGCCGACAAGGGCCGCGCCTTGTTCCATCGCCTGTTGCTGCATCTTCAATTTTTCTCCTTGCTGCCGCAATTGCTCTACTTCCATTCGCGAGCGATTCAACTTTGTGGAAAGCCCGATCATATCGCTGTATTCGCGTACAATCTCTTCGACGTTGGGAATGTTTGCGACGTCGGGGAAACTCGGCAGCAAGTTTCCAAGAATCTGCAAATAACGCTCAATCGTCGAGGTGCCTACTGCGCGCTGTGCATCGCTCAGAAGCGAGTTGTAGCGGACTTGCAGCACCTTGTCTTTCAGGCTTTCGGGCTCGGGGCCGAAGATTCCCCGACGACGGCAGATGGAGAAGATGCGCTGAAGAGCGGGAGTTAAGCCCTCATTTTCAAACCGATCTCGAACTGGGGAAAGCAGTACCAGTTTTTCCTCTCTTCGCGCATCAATCTCAGTCGCGCTTCGCACTGTCGACAGGTCGGAAATCATGGTGAAGAGGGAGTTGTATAATACCTCTTTGATTCCCTGCTTGATGGTTTGAATATTCATTTCCAGCTCTTGGAAAGGGATTTGTGGAACGTAGAGCGGGCGTCCGCCGTTTTGAATATCCTGTCCATTTACAAAGGTTTCCCCTCCTGGAAGAGTGGAGCGCGGTTTATTAGCCAGCATCTGGTTGTAGAGCATCGCGGGATTGATCGTTTTGTCCAGCCCCTGTGCGCGCCGCTTGATCATATGCTGAAGTTGAATGACGTCAGCCAATGCATCCATGCATGGGGATGAACCATAATAGTCGGAAGCGTAGACTTCCCAACGAGTAACAATGTTAGGCCAATCGTCGAGAGGGGTAATACGAAGAATGCTGCCAGTTTCGGCCGCCATCCAATAAACATCCATGAAAGGTGCACTTTTCCGAACTGAGCCATCATTGACCATGCTCATGTGATAGACTGTGTGCATGTTCAACAGTCGTGCGCCACTCTCTTTCACATCGGTCGCGACGGAGATGGGAACAT